TCCGTTTGATCGCAGAGCGATCCGAGTTGAACGAGGTGGATGTGGCAATTGAGTTACCTGAGTATTCCTCGGAAGCTCTAGAACTCGCAGAGAAGTATGGCGGAGGACAGGTGGAGAGATATGTGGATCAATTGGTGGAGTCGCGAAACAGACGCGAGGTGGAACGGGCAATCATGGTATCCTCGGATATGCTCAAACAGAATAAACAATCAGATGAGATTGCCTCGGAGTTTAATCTGAGAGTAGCCAAAGCATTAGCGTCAGGCAAGGGACAGGTAAAAGTGGGACCCGCTACCAAGGAAGCATACTCCGAGTTTCTCTCGATCGATGCGGGAGAATCATCCGCAGTAAGCACAGGATTTAAACGATTGGATTTTTGTCTGAGCGGAGGATTCCAACCGGGTAAGCTTTATGTCCTAGCCGCAAGACCTGGAGTAGGGAAGTCAGGACTCGCATTACATTTCTCTCATGAGATTGCGAAGAGGGGATACCGGGCAAGCTACGCATCCCTTGAGATGAGTGCCTCGGAATGCTGTGGGAGATTACTCTCCCGCGAGAGCGGGGTTGCCCGCCCACGCATGAAAGGGGATCTTCTCCCCGCCCATCGCAAGAAGCTCGAGGATGCCACCAAGAGAATGCAGGGATGGCCCATAACCTTCAAGGATGACAACAAGGCCACGCTAGACTCGATCCGCGCCTTCTTGGCCCAGGAGCGAGTGAAAGGAGATGTCGGGCTTGCGGTGATCGATTACCTCCAATTGGTGAGCGCTCCGGGCTACGACTCCCGTGTGCAGGAGATCACCGCTATTTCTCGTAGCCTCAAGCAGATCAGCATGGAGCTACAGATTCCCGTGCTTGCCCTGAGTCAATTATCAAGACAATGCGAGATCAATAACAGAAAGCCAATGCTCTCCGATCTGAGAGACTCCGGGAGTATCGAGCAGGATGCCGATTGCGTGTTTCTCCTATCCGTGGATGACAAGGTGGATGAAACGAAAGACCGTATCAATTGCCACATCGCCAAGAACCGTGGAGGAGAGACTGATCTCAAGGTCATGCTTGGATTTGAGAAGAGTACGGGCAATTGGACAACATCTCTAGGCCAAAAAGAAGAATCAAAGACTTGGTAGACTACAGATGGACACAAAAAAGCACGATAGAAGCTCAGGAAGGCATCAAATCGTGCTTTTTGGGGGTAGGGTCTGATAGATTAGACAGAATTTTACATCAAAACGCTTTTTAGGTGCCTTCTTGGCGATTTCTCTTGTTTCCCTTATTTGTACATTTCCTCGATTAACCTGGTAAGGTCACCAACGGAAGGCCCGCCCATAGCTTTGGACCACGCTCTTGCATATGCATCTGTGCAATCCACAGGAGTCTCATATTTTTTTACCCTTTGAGATACCCAAAGGAAGGCATCCTCTTTTGCGATACCTTTTGATATCGCTTGCGTTATAAGTTCCTTAATTTCGCTCATATAGCTTTCTCCTTTCTCTTTTGCCAAGCTTCAATCACCCTGGGCGCGAACCTCATCGCCAAAAAGACGAGGAGGCCCAACGCCAGGCGCGCAATTGTGTCGGACTCGTTTGGTTTAGTCATGGGTAACCTCCACGGAATAATCGCCCCCGTTTGGTTCGCAGTTAAATCTTTTACCGAAATATGTAAGCGTTTTAATTTCTCCCATGCATCGTAAAACATATTTCTCTTTTGCATCATGGGAAAATAATTCATCGGTCGAACCGTAGCGGTTGCGATTGTCCAATGCTTTAAAAACGGGTCTATTAAAATCGTCTATACCTTCAAATCGTACTTTCTCGCTCATCCCTCACCCCCCTCTACCTTGGCGAGGACCTTCTTCTTTCTCTTAGTCGCGTCTTTGATAAAAGACTTAGTGAGATCCGCTTCCAAGTTTCTCCTTAGCTTGGATTCGCTTGATTTGTCTAATCCGACAATGATTAATTTATCATCGAGCCAATTGCTCAATGGGTTAGATGCGTTGTTTTTCATAGTATTTTTCTTTCTCTTTGGTTTTATAGGTTAAATGTTAGTTGCACTTTCTCGCGCTCCGTGAGCCTCACATGTGCGCGTTTCTCCTTAGCGCGGATCGGCGAGATCGTTTCACGATCGGAATGATCAAGCGCTTTCTCCTTCTCCTGAAGTAATTTACGCTGTTTCTCTCCCATCTCGATCAATTGACTGACCGCTTCCGCGAATAGGTTTTTGGCGTGTTTCATAGGTCCCCGCCTTTCTCGTATTGGATAAGGTCCCAGGCTATGACCGCGAAAACCGGAACCCAGGGTAAAAATAGTATTAACTCAAATAGTGTATTCATGTGTATAAGTGTGTAGTGTGTATAAATAAATAAAAGCGCATTTCTCGTTTGGATTAGAACCGGGTCAATCGAGTGTTTTCTCAATGTCTATAATCATAAGCCGCAAATTATCTTTTATTGATTGCATCTTATCCCAGGAAAAGCCTTTTTGTTCCATTTCTCTTATCATGGCTTGCAAGCTTATGAGCTGACCAAGCAAAGCGCGTATTTGTTCCTTATTCATGCGTATCTCTTATCCTTTCTAGCTATGAATGCCAATGCCAATGACAACGCCGCGCAACCTATCGGAGCCGCACGCATGTTGTTTGCGGGCAATACAATTGCCACATGCTCCAGGACAAGCAAAGACTTTCTCATGGCCCGCTTTTCTCAATTGGCTTGCAACCTCTTTTCGGTATTCTTTAGACCCTTCATTGTCTTTATCCTGGTAGGCCTTGCTAGTAATCCAATTTCTCGCAACCGGGACCGCCACAAACTCGCCGCGCGTACAATCCAATTGCAAAACCTTATCCTTTACGGTGGAACCGTACCGGGACCCGCTCGAAACATTTAAAAGGTAATTACTAGGCCATTTATACCCTTGCTTATCTAACTCGAGGAAAAGCTTCCATGATTTGCTATACCCGTACCCGGCAATACCATTATGGCCCGCAATTGTAATGTCATCTCTAGATTTGCATTGGTCCATCCAAAAACGCAAAATAGCTAAATTGGCAAAGTCACCGTCTACATATAAGCGAACGGTACGCCCGGCGGGTATATTCGCAAATTCACTTGCAACGATTGCCCGGCCCGCTTTGGACCGTAACAAAATAGAGTTTTGCAATTGACGGAAAAACGCCGCCGGGTAGCGCCAACCGGTAAATGAATAGCACCACCCTTTCCCGAAATTATCCGGCGTAAATTCGTTGTCACCATACAAACAAGCGCCCGCACCCGGGCAATCGAAACCGGGCAAACTTGAAAACGCGTAAAATGGCAATTTCATATTACCCGCCGCCGCAAATACGGAAAACGGCGTTGGCCCGCTTTGGTCCACGAACCAAGTCAAAAATCCCGTTGCAAAATACTTTGTTGTATTTGTCGCGCTCGGGTCCCCAGGAATAGCCGCAACAAGTTTTGAGAGTAAAACGATATCATTGGCAAGCGCGGCCCGCGCTAAATCGATTTTACCCGGCGTGGAAAGTTTAGGTGGAAAAACTGTTTTCATATTACTTGGCATCGAGTACTAGTTTAGAAAAATGCTGAAAGAATATCTCATGCGCTCTTTCAATGTCTTTTGTTTTTACTTTGCCCGCTTTAACCAAGCGCTCACCGAACGGTCTAAACTTTGCCCGGATAAAATCAGCCGCGCCGCCGTCCGGTGCTTGCAATAGCCAATTTTCGCGAACAAAGGCCCGCTTTGCGTTAATAAGTACAGCCGCCGCGGTTGCCGCGTCGACTCGAATTTTCATAGTTTTTTCTTTCATACCGTACCCACTAAACTACATATGAAGACAATGCAAGCAAATAAAACAAAAAAATGTTTTGTAGTTTATAACTATATAAAAGCGCGTACCTACTAACGCGGGCCAACGGGCCGGTTCCCGGCCATATGGCCAACGGTTTGAACGAATACCCGGACCAAGCGAAAAAGAGGGAAGAGCCGGAACCAGGGAACCAGGGAACCAGGGAAAGCGGGGAAAGCCGGGAAAGCGGAATGAATGCAGAATCAATGCATTTCATCACCCATCACCAAAAATCCACTATCGCAAGGAATTTGTATTAAGAGTTTACACGCAACCCGGCAAACCAAGCAAACCCGGTCCCCGCAAACCTGGCAAACCCGCTTGAAACCTAGCATGTTTTCCCGCAATCCTGGCGTACAATTGCGTAAATCGTTGCTATTCAACGCCAAAGCATAGCATGTGACTTAGAATCACATGCTTTCGAGCTAACGCGCGTCAACGCCAGGCGCGCAGACCCGGGGGGGCGGGGGTGTGCGTGCGTCCGCGCTAATTCTGTATTATCATCACCACCCCGCATAATTTTTTCGCCATATGGTTTCCCCGCAACAAGCGGTAGTCTTTGCTCATACGCGGATCGGTTCCCGATCATACGCTTTCCCCGCACCTCCCGAATAGCTGAGTATCCGTATGTAGTTTCTAGGGCGTTTTAAAGAGATCCCACGCCTCGCGGTACTTTTCGTGCTTTGCCTTGGAGGAGGGGTTATGAGCGTAGAGGGATATACGCACGGCCTGGTTTATTTCTAGGCATGGTATTATGTACCAGGTGGGTATGGCTTCGACATAAGCGGCGAGTATGTCGACCTTTGTGCAATCTATGGTCATTTTCTTGGAAGCACCTGAAGCGGTGGTGACCATATATCTGCCCTGTCCTTTATTTGCTTTATCAAATACTTTATCCTTAGTGCCTTTTATTTGTACTTTAAAGATTTTGCCCGCTTGGTTCATGACCAGGCAATCCTGTGGCAGGTAATCGCCCAGGGGTGTAAATACTTCGAGATTACGGGCTAGGGCTTCGGTGAAGAAAGTTTGTTCGTAGAGGGATCCTCTACGCTTCATCGGATATTTCGATGACCTTATCCTCGGAGGCTTCCTTGGGGAGGGAATTTGTGGCCTTCTTGGCACCCTTGAGGATTGATCGTACCTTATCCGGGGTCATATCGGAGGCACCTAGTTTGACATTGGCAGAAGCGGTGATGTTTGTTGGTCTGCCGTTAATGGTCATGAGTTTGTCGAAGAGGACCGAGAGGGTATAGGCGAGGTTTTGTGGAGGTATCTGATCGAGTTTTTCGTGGATGAGGTTGAGGTTGTCTCCGACTATGGCGGATAGTTTGTTGGATACGGCGTTGAGGTATTCCTGCTCGGTCATCTCCAGGCGGTAGCGCAGGAAGTGGCGTGTATAGTCCTGTATATCCTTTTGTTTCTTTGTGGGGTCGTTTGCCTTAGCCTGGAGCTTGCGGGTTTCGGAGGCTGCATTTGCTTTCTTCATGGCTATTTTTGCGGCTGAATCGATGATATCGTTTTTTAGGTCCTTACGGAGCGCTTTCACGGTGGCTTTATTACCCATGATTTATTTTTTTGCACAAAAGGGTTGACAGGTCAATTCATAAACTACAGAAGGTGACACATGGATACTGAACGGGCGGGAAAGATTTTGGAGAAGCATGGTCTTACGAAGAAGGCGTTTGCTGATATGATGGGGGTTAAGCCTAGTACCGCGAGGATGGCGTTCAGCCTGAAGAGGTTTAGCAAGAAGATGGTTGCCAAGTTGGAGGAGTTGGAGGGCGAGTTGGTGGTTGAGCAGGAGTTGGCGGAAGTCGATGAGATGATAGACAAGGCCCAGGAGAAGAGGGTAAGTATTATTGAGGGGATGGTAAGGCAGAGTACGGGGAATGCTCTTGTGCAGGAGGCTAGGGTATATGGAGTGCCTAAGAATAGGTTTCTGAGGTTAATTGAGTTTGGGGATGGTTCGCATGGTAAGTTTAAGTGCAAGCCCGGTAAGTATTTGAAGTTGGGAGAGAGTGTGCAGGTGAGGCATTTGGATAGGGATATGTGGGAGATTGCTTGATGTGGATAGTACCCAAAACATTATCAGCTTTTGTACCGGATACGGAGGGATTGAACTTGGACTTAGAAGAGCGGGCGTGGATGTTAGAGTCGTCTGCAATGTGGAGATCGAAGCCTTCGTCCAAGCAAACCTGGTTGCGAAGATTGAAGAAGGACGAATGGATGACGCGCCTATCTACTCGGATCTTAAAACCTTCCCTGCACGAATCTTTCGAGGAAAAATTTGTGGAGTC